CCCCACACCATATAAACATCTCCATTGTGAAATTACATCGCTTCCATTCTTCGTTATTTTGGTTAAGTCAGTAACATCATAAAACCCTTTTAAATTAGCATCCGTTAAAGCTGCCGGAATAGTTGATTCAGCAGTCCAAACATACTTCATAGATAAAGGTCTGTTCTGTTTCATATAACCGTTGTCATTCCAAACTCCTGACCAGTAAACAGGTAAATGAAAATCTGAAAACATCCTATTATTTACCGATTGTCCTGTGTCAAGGATTCCTATGTATTCAATCGTATAAGGTGATACATCTCCGTACTTAACGATTACTTTTGCAAAGTCCCATGCTATCAGTCTGTTTCCGTCACATAAAGTACTTATGTCGCCATTGCTCTTATGGAAGACATAGTCGGTATCTCTTGTTTTGTAGGCGTCTGTATCAGGAACAGCATAAATAGCGTTTAATCCAGTTCCGGTAATTGTCAGAGAATCGCCACGCTTTAATCCAACCATCGTTCCTGCTCCAGTAACTTTCCATAATTCATAGAAATTTGCTGCTGTTATCCATCGTTGCGTCCAGTACGAACTCGACGATTGTATTCTAATATTGCCTATTCCTATTCTTAATGTCATGGCGTAATTTGTTTTTTGACAATGAATGTTCCGATCATTATGGTAAATATCCCCTGACCATTATCAACCTGAAGATCATAATCGAAGATACCGGATTCAAGGAAACCTGTCAGATCAGTTACGTGAGCATAACCACCGAATATAAGATCAAGGACAATATCTGCTGGACTGATACCACTTTGCCAATCTTTCAAAAGCAACCCATCTTTTCTTCGTACCTGCATCCGTGCAGTATACATATAATATGGAACGCCATCTAAAGGTGGATTATTCACTTCGACATAAAATTTCCACATTGACAGCGATAATGCAGTACAATTAATGTAAAATTCAAAATTTATTGCATCGCCCTGAATAGCAAAGAGATCAACTTTTGCAGGTTCCGTGTTGTATATTAGTGTCATACTCCATATCCTGCATAAAACGATGCGTCGGGTGTAGTCACCAAACGGAATACCTTCCGCATAATAACCGGGTCAATGAAATACGTTGAAGCGGTAATCGTTTTTGTAATAGCCTCGGCATCCGTTTTGTTATTCAGCGGACAATATTTTATTATTGCGTCAACGCCCGACCGGACAAAAAAGCCATCTTCATCCGTGAAATCTCCAGTTGAAAGATCAATCGGCTTTTCGTAAACAATGTTCCCAAGTGAATGTGTTTGCATATCTTTAATTTTTTAGTTAATCTCCTATCACACGAAACGGACGGTTATCTGAACATGAACTACTACAACAGCCACGATCAGCCCAGAGTGGATATAGCGTGTAGTTGCGGTTTAAATAAGCGATGACCTCGCATTTTATTGCTTCAGCCGTCAGTCGTGCTTCGGTTTCCAAACGCTGAACCTGTTTATCCGTAGCAGGTGTTGATAAATCTGAATCCTTAACGACGATCCCTGCTGCCGTATAATTATATGGTGTACGGTTCGTAAACCTGGCAAATGCATAATACGCTATACAATTTCTAAGACCTTGAAAATAATATGTTCTCGATTGATAGGTATAAGTTCCGCCATTTAAAAGTATAAGATTTGCTGCTGAAAAAACAGGGGGAGGACCAGATGACGCCTCCGTAATTAACTCTAATAACAGAGCATCACTTAACCACGGTTTAATATCAAACAGCTCCGCCTCGCTGCAAAATTGTGGCCATGACGTTGTATTTTTAACTGAATCATGGATATATTTTAAATCCTGAATGTCTGCCAATGTTACTAAAGAAATCATGATATTAATTTTAGTTTATTTCTTGGCCCTCTTTTCTTTCCTATATGCCTGATACTTTCATACTATAAAATTAAGCAATAGTTTGAATATATTGTAGTGGTTGAATAGTAAAGTTTTGAAACGTGATATAATAGTATTCCAGCAGATCACGAAAAGCAACTTCAAGCATCCTTCTTTCGTTACCGGTTGCTGAAGACATAAACTGATAAGCATTGCTCATCAGGTCAGCTCCAAAACCGGCACCAATATCCACTCCCCTGAGTATCGGCGGTATCATAAACATTTTACCTATATTCTCCTGAACAGTCTTTTCAGTGACTTCGTACTGGCGATCGTAGTTCTTCGCAGTGAAATCTATGAACTCCGGTTTTTCTTCATCAGCATCCACATCAACAACCCAAATCTTAGAAGCATTCTCATCACCCTGCATCTTCTTTATATTCTCTGCACTCTGAAGCTGCTCCTCATTATATGGATCATGCGGATCAACGGCACCGTTGTCTAATGTTCTCGGCTTAATACCTTTCCTCACAAGTATTCCGGATGGAAGAAAGTTAAATTTAGCGTTCCGATGCTTAACAGTTGAGACGCTTTCCTCGGTAAGCATATCCGTAATAACAGGATCAAAAGGCGATGTAGGATATTCAAAATCTCCGTCGGCTGTGAAATACATTATCTGTCCCAGGTAGTTATCTGGTCCGCCAGCAGTGATCATCTCATTAACAACAGTCAAAGGGTTAAACTTATTAATGAATTTAACCTGTCGCATATTAAAGAGTTTACCGGTCATTCCGGTCCAATCCTGGTAAACGGCAATCCTTCCTGTATATGCGTTCTGTGTTCCTGTTGATTCTATTTCAAGACGGCACTGCTCGAATGGTACATTATAATACTCGTAAGGCAGTCCCATACCGTTATACTTAACACAAATGGCAAAGCCGTTAAAGTTCTTTAAGTCTTTCGCTGCCTTTCTGAGTAAGGAGTTAGCACGCTCGTTGTTTGAATTAAGGACTGTCTCGGCCAGCGCTGGGTCCTGGAATCCGGCACCCTCGACAAACTTGACATAAATATCCATACAGGTTCTCCCTGTACCGGAACTATTTATTATCTCCAATACTTTCTGAGGATAGTCGTTTCCTGTGCCGTATCCCTTTATTCTTTTAGAAGTTAAATAGACATTCCGCTCAACCCGTGGTGCCGTTTTTGTAGCGGATACTTTCATTATTTCTTGGCTTTAACCTGTCTCTTTTTCGGCTCCATTACCTGCTCGATCATCTCCGTTGCCATATCTTTCTCAACAGGTTTTTCAACTGGCGGGATAATTGTTATTTTTGGATTCGGAGCAGGAGGAGGAACAGACCGGACACGTTCAAAATATATAATCTTCTCCGGCTGGTTTTTCATATACCAGTCACCAATCTCATCTGTGATAGTATCGTTTGTGCAAGTCTTTGAAGCATCACCGAACGCTTCAAGTAATACACCTTTTTTCAATTCATAATTTCTTGTTGCCATAGGTTTTGAATTAACAATTAATAATAAAGCCTCGATATAACACGTTGAACATGAAACCTTAATCTTTTCACCGGTCAGTATCGTATAGGCTTCTCTGATCTTTGCCTTTCGTCCTGAGGTACGAAATTCTTTGAAGTTTATAAAGTCCCTCGCAAACGATTGTACTTCATCTATTAACATAAAAGAGTGCGGCTTTTTACACCGCACCTATTAATGTAATGTACCAGCCGGGCAACATGGGGCAAGCAATGAATGTAATGCTGCCTTAGTTGTAGTGAGTGTTGCACCAACAAAGAGCGAAAGTGGTACAGATGATTCTTTCATCTTATCCGATGTTCCGGTTGTAAGTACCCATCCTCCAAGCATCTCGTCAGAGTTGACATCACGTTCAGCAGCATTAAGTTCAAGACCAAAATCCCATCCCAATACTTCAAAGACCGTTCTGCCTGCGCCGAGTACTGCATCAGGCTTATCGTAGTTATTCTCAATGACAACGATGAACCGGGAATCTTTAAGGTTCTCAATCCAAAGTTTATCCTCAGGAGTATTATCAAAAAGCCGGAATACGAAAGTGTGATCCCATGTTTTCTGATAGGTCTTTTTGACCATCGTCACCTTATGCTCATTTGAGAAATTATATCCCTCTACACACCACGCATAACACGGTGGCGAAAGAGTCTTTAGAACCAACTGAGTCAATAGCAAAGGATTGGTCGGACTGAAAGTACTGAGTGTCTTATCAACACAATTGTAGTTTATCAGGTACGCCTTATCCTTGATGCCAGGTACAAGATTCTCGCAGTTCTTGAGAATACATGACACTATTTGATTACATCCTATTGTCATAGTCGTAAGTATTATCTTCCAACCATTAACAATCTATCGTCAATAATCTTTGCATCGAAAGCGTCAACAGCCTCGATACGATTGTAACGACTTCTTGGATCATAGAAGGAATTTATGTTTTCAAATAATGATGTGCAAGCCATACCGATGTTCAGGTTGGAAACAGTAGTATAAACAACCCTGTGAGGATCGTTCCAGCGTGTACCGTTGTTCTCGTATGTTCTTATGAACTGATCCCACAAAGGAATTGATACAATTCTAATCCCATCCCATGTTGCAAACTCAAGACCATCGATCGAAAGTTTGTAATCCTGGAATGCTGTGCCGAGAGCCTGTAACTGCCTTCTTAGACGGTCAAATACTGAACGTGTGACAAGTATCACCCTGTCTGGCTGTTGTGCAAGTTCCGAAGGACCTGCATCAATAAGAGCGTTTACAGCATTGTAACTCAGCAGCGGTGTAGCTACTGACTGCTGAAGTGCGTAAGTTGCCTGTGTGTTACCTGGGAATGCCTGTAACTGCAACGGATTAGCTGCATAGATAACAGCCATCTGCTGCCAGAAACCGTTAAGAACATTGAAAAATGCAGGATCAACACCGGGAGTAAGTACTCCAAGAGGAACATTTGTGGCTGCTGTATTGCCAAACCATGCGTAACGAAGCACTTCTTTCGGAAGGTCTTTCGAGTAGATATTGGCAATAAACGAAAATATCTGAGTCTTGGTCAGATCATAAGGATTAGCGCAGTCAATGTAAAGACGCATCAGTGAGTTTTCGATCTCGTCAATACACATATCATTGATAAACTCAAGATACTTAGGCTGCCATGTTTTCTCAACAGCGATAGCCTCGTGACATTGTGCAACAGGATCGCAGGACTGAGCAGCTTTCAGGATAAGCCCGAAAGTACCAGGTATAATACCTATTCGCTTGTCATTCTTAATCCCTGTTACCAGGGTATGAAAAGAGTTCAGAGGCGGAGCCTCCAGTACAGCAGTTACGATAAGTTCATTCAGTGAGCGAAGTTCATCCGCAGTGAAGTGAAGATTATCCAGATTGATTTTGTGTCCGCAAGTGGGCGTGAAACGTGGCATAATTATTCTTTTTTAGATTTGATTTTTTCCATTATCTCTTTGACCTGATTAAGG